GCCTTGTCGGTTGCCTCCGCTGCCGCCGCCTTGTGGTTCACGCCGCTGACCAAGCAATACGGCGTCGGGAAAAAGTAGGCGTCGTGTCGCTGGAAGAACCAACACTAGGCGAAGTTATGCGTCGCCTCGATGAGACCAACAAGAAGCTCGATGCCGTCGTGGTGAAACTCGAAGAGTCCTACGTTCGCCAGGACGTGTACCAGGCTGACTTCATCGCTTCACGCAATCTCCTGCAGACCCTCGTGGAGCGCATCAAGAAGATGGAAGACCGCTTCGAGTGGTTGGTTCGTGCCGTCGCCGGCATCCTGATCGCGGCGGTGCTCACCGTTTTGTTCACATCAGGCTTCAACTAGCCCCAGAATCGTCCCAGACGACTCGGCAGACCCAGCCCGACCAGATACCCCAGAACGGCGTGAAAACGCCCCTACGGTCATTCTCGTGCGTCCTGTGTGCGTCCTGAGCGTCCTGACTGACATTCAGTCAAACACCCTAAACCGTCTCTGACCTGCGGTTTTACCGGCTCCGGGGGTGGGACTCGAACCCACAACCTACGGATTAACAGATCGATACGGCGATTCGCTGACCAGTGCACATAGCCTCTGACCTGCGGTTTTAGTCACCGCCCATCCCTCCAAATACCCCCTCGTCCCGTTCTGGTGCGTCCTGAGTGCGTCCTGAGAGTTTGGTCGGTGGCGTCCACGTCGAAGCCGAAGCGGCCTCGCCGATGCGCCGAGCCAAGTCATCCAAGTCGTCTTCGAACAGGTCGGCGTACACGTCCAGAGTCATCGACGCCCTCGCGTGGCCGAGCATCCGTTGAACGTCCTTCACCGACGCACCTGCCGCCACCGCGATGCTCGCCGCCGTATGCCGTAGCGAGTGGATCTTCAGCCCGACCAACCCGACCGAGCTCGAGGCTGGTGCGAATGAGTGCTTGACGAAGTTGCCGTGGCGGATGACGTATCCACCCGGAGTCGTGAACAGCAAGTCGTTCGGAGCTCGCCCGTCAAGTAGCGGCTCGACCGCATCGAACACAGGCGCAGGCATCGGCACCCAGCGGACGGCGTTGGTCTTCGGAGTCGAGTCCACCATCTTGCCGTGAACCTCGGACAGATTCCGACGGATGTGGATACGCCGGCGAAGCACGTCGACGTCTTGAACCTGCAAGGCGATGGCCTCACCCCAGCGCAGACCACAGAACCCCAGCGTCAAGATCAGCGACGCATAGTCGCCCGACGCTTCCGCCAGAGCCTTCACCTGTCCAGGCGTGAGGTATTGGTGGCGACCCTTCATCGGCAGACTCGGCAGATCCACACCGAGCGCAGGATTCACCTCAATGCGCCTGTCCTTCACCGCCATGTCGAGCAAGGCACGAAAAACCAAGTGCGCCTGCCTCGTTCGAGACGGCGAGAACTTGGTGGACAGCTGACCCACCCACTTCGCCACGTCCGAGTGCGCGATGGCAGACACCGGCACATCCGCCCAGCGTGGCTCGAGCACCGAGTTCCAGAGCGACTCATAGCCTGCCGATGTCGTCGGCTTACGGATAGCCGCCTTGGTCGCCAACCACTGCTCCGCGAGCTCGCCAACGGTCGCCCTGGCTCGGTCTGGGTCGATGTAGCGCCCGCGGTCGATACGCATCTCGACGTCATGGGCATACCGAAGTGCGTCGTCCTTGCGCTCGAACGACTTGGAGCGGTCGCGCCCAGACGGATCGCGATACCTGACCCGCCACCGCTTGCCCTTGCCGAACAGTTCGGTCGGTTGACGGTCGCGGTCATGCCAGCGGTCTTCAAGATGGGCCATCTTGCGCCAAACCCCCAGTGCCTCGAGCAGCCCGCAACATCAGCCGCACATCATCCCGATACGCCTGAGCGAAGAACACCTGCCCACCTGGTGGGTTAAACGCCATCGCAAACGCCACGAGCTGCGTGATGGTCGGTTCTTGCTCACCCCTCTCGATGGCATAGAGCGTTCGGTCGCTTATGACGATGCCCGTTCGCTCACGGACAGCTTCCGCCGCAGTCTTCACGGACTCGAACCCCGCGATGATCCGCGCCGCTCGAACTAACCGCCCGAAGACGACGAGATCTATCAACGGATTCTTCGACAACGGCATCTCTTCTCCCTGGTCGGGTTCACGCGACACGCCCACACGATACACGAATTTGCGCGAAACCCCTACTACACCGATACGATTACCCCTAGCGGTGATGACGACACCCAGACGGTGCGATATAACCGCTCAGCGCCAACGAGACACCGAAGGAGACAACATGCCCCCCGGCCTGCAACTTGATCCACAGAGACTGAAAATCCTGCGCCTGGAACGGGCACTCAGCCAGACCGCCCTCGGCAGGCTCGCGGGTATCCGCTCCGCGACCGTCTGCGACGCCGAGACTGGCAAGCGCCAACCCAACCTCGTCACCATCAAGGCGCTCGCCGAAGCTCTAGGTGTCCAGCCCACGGACATCGCCAGCATCAATGGCCACTGACCGACTCACACTCTCGGTCAGCGAGGCGGCTCGCGAGCTCGGCGTAGGCAAAAACACCGCCTACGACCTGATTAGAGCGAACCGACTCCCCCACCTGCGGATAGGACGCAACATCCGCATCCCACGCCAAGCCCTCGAGACCTGGCTCCAACACGAAACAGATAGGCAGTAACTTCCCAATGTCATCTCAACGCCGCATAGCCGCGGCAACCGCACTCATCGAACGGTCATCACTGGCCGACCACTGGTATTTCGCCGAGCACGCGAAGCCAGCCGCCTCCCACTACAACTGGGAAGCCCTCACCGACCACGCTTGGGGCACCGGCCTCGGCATCCTCATCGAAGTGCTTCGCGCCATCGAACTCGGACGCAGCGAAGTCAAGCTCACTGACCTTTGGAAGCTCGACGCTGAGAACCGCGCCGCCGTCATCCGTGCGCTTCAGATCTACATGATTCCAGAGGCACAGCCGACGGCATACATGCCAGATGCACTCTTCGACATCGACCCACTCTCGGGAGTCATGGAAGCGGCTAAGAAGATCATCGACTCGCCCTCCTACACCCAGGCACGGCGCACAGACCCGTCGACATCGTTCGAGGCAGCCGAATCCATCCGCAACGTCAATCAGACGCACACGCGCATCCTCGAGCTGCTGAACGTATACGGACCAAAGACCGACGAGGAACTAACGCACCGCTGGTCTCTCGAGGTTCAACACCGAGGCTGGCCAACAATCACCGAGTCAGGTCTGCGTAGCCGCCGCGCCGAACTTGTGGCCGCTGGCTACGTCGAAGACTCAGGTGAGCGAGGCACGACCGAGACAGGCCGCGCCTGCATTGTCTGGCAGACCACAGGCAAGCGGGTGAACGCATGACCATCGTCCGCGGACCAAGACCAGAGCGTGGCTTCACCATACTCGACAACGAAGTGCTACGCGACCAGACGCTCTCATTCCGCGCCCGCGGTCTGCTCGTCACAATCCTCTCGAGACCTGACGACTGGCACACCGACTCACGATCACTGGCTAAAGAAGGCAAGGAAGGTCGAGCCGCAATCCTGACGGCACTCACCGAGCTCGTCGAAGCCGGATACATCCACCGGCAACGACGCCAGGACAGAACCACTGGGCGATGGTCGACGGTGCAGATTGTGTTCGACCGTCCACGTCTGCAACCTGTGGACAACGCCGACGAAACTGTGAACAACAACGAAGCCGCCGAGGTTCAGTTACCGAACCCCGGTTTACCGAACCCCGGTTTCCCGGACCCTATACAAAGTAACGAGAAGAAGAACGAGAAGAATATCCCCCTAACCCCCAGAGGGGGAAATTCAAAACTCTCAAAGGCGTGCAACAGCCATCGACGAGCGAAGGCTTACTGCACCAAATGCCAGCAAGCGAATGAAGCCCCACCGATCATCCCCGAATGGTGCGGCGAGTGTGAACCTCTCGGCGAGAAGGATCCATACAGCCGCATGATGACCTACACCGACGCAGATGGCCATGTGAGCGTTGGCAAGTGCCCGAACTGCTGGCCAAGGAAGGTCAGCGCATGAGCACGATTGAGCCTCAAAACGAGGGTCTAAATACACGCCCTTGGACATCACGCGAGCTTCAGGCACTGCGCGAGAACAGCCACCTCGGAGCGGTGCAACTAGCCGCCATGCTCGAGCGATCGGTGTTCTCGGTCCGTAAGCAAGCCAAGAAGAACCGCATCAGCCTCAGACGCAAAGGCGAACGCCGCGGCCTGGTGCTAGGTCAACCGACTGGCGTCTCCTGGCAAGAAAATCGCCTGCGCCTGATCCACACGGACATCATCGACGGCAAGGTGCGGATGGAAGACCTCGAGCAGCGCATCCGCGACTACATGGATCCAGACGTGCCGACTTGCCCAGGCTGCGCCACCCGCCCAATCCGACGCCAAGCCACCGGACTCTGCGAAGTCTGCCACCTGCACATGCTCGCCCGCGCCCACCGCGAGACTCAAGCTGAGGCAGACGCCCAGCGCGAGCTCTGGAAGGCACGCCAAGACGCCTCGAGACGCGCTCGCCGGCGCAAGGCAAACACCCAGACGGCGCTTGCTCTCGATGATCTAGACGACGAGCTCGAATGAACGGGCGCATCGGAAGGCCATGCCTGGTCTGCGGTCGACGCGTGACCGACGGCTCGAGTCGTTGCGACGCCCACAAAAACCAATCGGGGGCACTGCCAACCTCGTGCCGAATCTGTGGCGTCGTGTCGCTTCGTCCCTACTGCGCCGAACATCAGCCGACCGAATACGGCGGACGGCGCACTGAGGCAGGACGCAACGCCCAGCAACCGTGGCGTGCCGGCTACCGCGATCCGAACTATCCACGCGAACGCGAAGCGGCTCGAAAGCGTGCTGGCGGTCGATGTGACCGATGCGGACGGTCAGATCTGCCACTCGAGTGCGACCACATCGTGCCGTTGAGTTCGGCTCAAGGCTCTGAGGACTTCGGGCAGCTCAACCACCGCGACAACCTGCAAATGCTGTGCCGTCGATGCCACCGAGGGAAGACCCAGCGATGGTGACCGCGAGCGCACGATTCCCCAAACCGACCGAAGGGGAACAGACATGCCCACGGTGCTGGAGCAGATGCGCCTTGGCTGGGGAAACCCAGACAACCCGGACTACTACCGAGACCACATCAAAGTGTTCACAGCCGTCGGCGTCGAGATGCGAGTGCGAGCCGAGCTCGTGCCGATCTTCAAAGCCTGCATGTTGCTCATGGACCGTAAGTATGACCTTGACCGAGGCGTCCGGGACGACTGGTCATACGCGAACCGAGACATCCGCGGGTATCCAGGCGTCAAGTCCTATCACTCTTGGGGTCTCGCAATCGACCTCAACGCACTCCGCAACGTCATGGGGTCCAGCGACTTCCAGTTCAACCGCGCCTACGCGAACCGCGTCGCCGAAGCCTGCTCGCTCACATGGGGTGGATCGTGGCAGTCGCGACCAGACGCCATGCACTTCGAATTCAGAGGGTGCCGAGCCAGCGTCGCGGCGGCCAAGCGCAAGCTCAAGCTCCGACACCCGCTCGTCTGGCGCAAGGCGAACAGATAACGGTTCGATAACGATGCGGCGTTTCAACACTCAACGAGCGCAATTCACTGGCAGGGTTGAAGCATGAACTTTTGGCTTGGCGTTTTAGTTGGGTGGGCGATCTGCACGCCGCTCACCATCCTCATCATCGCCTTCATCAGCGTGGCCACCTCAGACGACGCATGGGATGAAGAGTGAACACACAGATCCGCATAGTCGTTCCTGGCACACCGGCACCGCAAGGCTCGAAGATTGCTGGCGTCACGAAGCTTGGAACCATCTACCTTCGCGAGGCCTCTGGCACCAAGCTCTACGACTGGCGCGACACCGTCGCATGGCAAGCCTCGATCCAAGCTAACCAACAAGGTTGGGGCAAAGTCAATGGTGCCGTCGCGGTCGCCATCGAGTTCTACCTGCAACGCCCAAAGACCGTGAAGCGCGACCTGCCATCGGTCAAGCCCGACCTTGACAAGCTCGTGCGGTCCACCTTTGACGGCCTCACGCAGTCAGGCTCGGTCTGGGGCGATGACGCGCAGGTGTGCCGCCTGATTGTCGCCAAGGACTACACAGCCGAAGATCAGCCAGCCGGCGCGGTCATCACTATCCGCTCGGTCAGCCGTCTAGAACGGGTCATCGAGTGGCTCAAGACATGGACGCGAGCTAACTGAGATGAACGCCCTTAACTTCCCAGAGGACTTCGCCACCCCGGCTCTAGTCGGTCCGCTTGTGATCATGAGCCGACGTCTTTACAGCAACGCCGCTTGTCTGGACGCCGACCCGAAGCTCTTCGATACCACCATCCCTGGCACCGCTGATGCCATCCAAGCCCTAGCCCACTGCAAGACCTGCCCCGTCATCGCCGAATGCCTCGCCGTGCTCAAGCCAGAGTCGACCGAGTTCGACGGCGTGGCCGGCAACCAAGTCTGGCGCAGGGGATCCATCCAGCAACGAAACAGCGACCAGCTGTTCTAACCCGAAAGAGAACCAATGAACCTTCCCAACACCCTTGCTGCCATCGGCGTCGTCATTCTCGCCGCTGGCGTCATCTTGCAAAGCGTCGTCATCAAGGACGCGCTGCGACAAATCAAAGAGCTCCGCGCCGCTGTCAACGGCCTCATCGCTGTCAGCCGGGCGCAGTCAGGTGTCAACTCGCTGATCACTCGTCGCATGGACGACATCGAGACGGCAATGGGCAACCTTCAATGAACGCCTTCCCACCCGACATCCGCGACGTCATCAGCGACGCTCGCAACGCTTACATCGACAGCATCTCTCACCCAGACCCAGCCGTCCGCACCAAGGCAGCCAAGGACTACACCAAAGCCCGCACCAAGGTCGCCTTCTGGCTCGACACCGACTACAAGCACGCAGAGAAGGTGATCTTGTGCCTAGAACCAGCCCAGCCAAGCTTTGGCTCTTAGAGCTCGAGCGAGAGCGCCACGACACCTCATGGCGCAATCCAGCGCCACGCCACGCGCCTCAACTCACCCCGCCTCAAGAGAAACAAAGACTCAAAAGAGAGGTCAGAAAAGAGCTTGAGCAAGAGCTCGCGATAGATCAGCGCAAGCGCGACAACATCATGTTTCACGCCGGCAGACACTTCGCAGGCGCACGCGACCCTAAAGCCGTCCACGCAAGCAAGCAAGTGCACAAGCTCATCAACGAAAGGAAGCGATGAAGCTATACATCGCCGGTCCAATGACCGGGATCCCAGATTGGAACTACCCAGCGTTCTTTCAGGCCGAAGCCGAGCTTCGCGCCCTTGGGCATCAAGTGCTCAACCCAGCCACCAACGACGGCGACACACTCGAAGAAGCTCTGGCCGCAGCTGGATCACCAGAACGACCGAACCACCCTTGGGCTTACTACATGAAGCGAGATCTGCCGCAAGTCATGGACGTCGACGCACTCGTCGTGCTCCCAGGCTGGCAGGATTCAAAGGGCGCTCGCCTCGAGGTGCACGTCGCAACTGCCATCGGTCTGCCACTGCTCATCCTTCGCAACGGTCGCTTGAAGCCACGCGTCCGAGCCATCGGCCTATCTGGCTACGCACGCTCAGGCAAGGACACAGCCGGCGACTTCCTCGTCAAGGCACACGGCTACGAGAAGGCCGCGTTCGCTAATCAGATCCGCGAAGCTCTCTACCGCCTCAACCCAGACGTGGACGTGGATGACTACCAGGGAGTGCCACTACGCAGCGCCGTCGACAACTTCGGCTGGGAAATGCTGAAGAGCACTAGCAAGCGCGTGCGCCCGCTCATGCAACGCTTCGGCACCGAGGTCGGGCGCGACATGTTCGGCGATAGCTTCTGGGTCGATCAGGCCATGCGTCAGATACCAGACGGCGCGAAGGTTGTCTTCACCGACGTGCGCTTCCCAAACGAAGCCGAAGCCATCAGAGCCATCGGTGGCGAGATCTGGCGCATCGACCGTCCAGGCATCTCAGCGGCCAACGCTCACCCAAGCGAGCACGCACTCGACAAGTACGAGTTCGACGCGCGCATCACCAACGACAACAGCCTCTCTCACCTCTACAAGCAAGTCGAGTTCGCACTCGCAGCACCAAAAGTTGTAAACGCATGAACACCCCAGGCAAATCAGTCCGCAACCACTACCGACGCCAAGGCGCTCGCCGTCTGCTCGCATGGATCGCAAGCCACATGGACGAAGGCCGAGACGCAACCATCGTCCACTCGGGCGATAACCGCTTCTTCCTGATCCAGAGAGACACCAAACCCATCGAAATCAATGTTGATAACGATTCGATAACAGCTCGTCGTTCGATTAGGTAAATACGCTCGTTGTGCGTAATGTTGTCACTACAAGGCAACAGCAACGAAAGGCACGAACCATGTACCGCAACTACGAGATCACCTACCTAGAGAACACCATTCGCAAAATCACCTTGCGCGCCGGCGAAGCAATCGAGGAAGTCCTCATGGCCTTCATCAGCGCCAACCGCATGAACGACATCACCGTCGTGGGCATCAACGAGATCTAAGCAACGCCAAGCAAGAGAGAAGAACCAAATGGACAACTACTACCTCGTCAAATTTGCGAACATCAGCGGCTTCTATGTGTGGGCGACCAGCGCCGTAGAGGCCATCGCCGAGGCTCGAGCAGTCATCAGAAACGAAACGCGAGTGTATGCGTCTCTGGGCCGGGTATTTGACGCACCTCTGGGCGCAGCTCTTGTCCGACGTGCCACATACGGTGAATGGGACTGCGACAGCAAGCACATCACCATTGACGGCAATCACCACCACTAACAGATAAGGAAACAAACCCATGCCACTACCAACCATCACCGCCGTCGGAAACCTAGTCCGCGACCCAGAACTGCGCTTTACCAACTCAGGCAAAGGCGTCGTCAACTTCACCGTCGCCTGCAACGACCGCAAGAAGAACGAAGCCGGCGAATGGGTCGACGGCGACACCACCTACTTGGACGCCGTCTCATGGTTCGCAGCCGAGCAGATCGCGGACGAGCTCAAGAAGGGTCAGCGCGTCATCGTCACCGGCTCGTTGAAACAACGCAACTACGAGACCAAGGACGGCGAGAAGCGCACCGCCTACGAGATCAATGCCGACAGCGTCGCACCAGTCATCCGCGACGGCCAGAGCGCACCGCGCCCAGCCACCACCCCAGCGTCAGACCCTTGGGCTAACGCCGCCACTCAGGCAACCGAAGAAACCACGTTCTAACCGAAAGACACTTCCCATGATCCGCACAATCATCTACATCGTCGCGGCTGCAAGCGCCGTCGCCGCCATGCTCGAGGGCTTCTGGTCACTACAAGAGACCAACCCAGTGCTGGCTAACGTCATCCTGACTGCCTGGACACTCGCTGGCGTCGTCCTGACCTTCAGCATCGACAAGCGCGAGAAGAGCCGTCGCCGCTAATGCCAACACCTGAACAGATCCGCGCAGTCCGCAAGGCGCACAACCTGACTCAGACCAAAGCGGCGACCGTCATTCACTCGAGCCTTCGCACCTGGCAACAGTGGGAAGCCGGCGCTCGCCGTATGCACCCAGCGTTCTGGGAGCTCTTCGTGCTCAAGACCAGCGGCACCTTCGACCACTTGCCGGTGAAATCGGCGGCGGAAGACAAATGAAGACGATACAGAGCATGGAAGAGAACACACGCCGCATCACGCCGACCGCGTTCCTCGTTCTACCGTCAGACGCCAAGCGCAAGGACTGGCTCCAAGCTCGTCGCGACGGCATCACCGCCACAGATCTGCCGAAGATTCTCGGCCTGAGCGACTATGGAACCGCCATCGACGTCTGGCGCGAGAAGGTCGTTCCAACCGACGACGACTTCGAGATGGGCGTCGGCGAGAACGAAGCCGCGTTCTGGGGAGTGACCCTCGAGGACATCGTCGCCAAAGAGTGGGCTAAAGATAAGGGTCTCAAAGTCCGTCGCATCGGCATCATCGCCAACCAAGACCAGCCTTGGATGCGAGCCACCCTCGACCGCATGGTGTCCGGTTGCCCAGAGGGTCGCTGCGCCGTCGAAGTCAAGACCCGCTCGAGCTACGTTGCCAAGGAATGGGCAGAGGGCGCACCGAAGGACGTCGCCGCGCAGGTCGACTGGCAACTCATCGTGTCAGGCCTCGACCACATCCACGTCATCGCCCTGATCGGTGGCCAGCGCCTAGCCCACCACATCATCTACGCGCCGAAAGACAAGCGCCGCGCCGAGCTCATCGACGCCGCCCGCCTCGTCTGGGATGCGGTCGCGTCAGGTGAAGCGCCGAAACTGCCCGAAGCACTATGGACAGACGCCTACCTTGACCAGCTCCACACCGACCGCGCCGGCTCGGTTGAGATCCCACTAACCACCGCGGAGCTCGTCATCGAATACAACGAGCTGCTCATGGTCATCAAAGACCTCGAGACGGACAAGGCCGAGATGCGAACCAAGCTTGTCGGTCAGCTGGGCGACTTCGAGATTGGCACTCTGAATGGCCAACAGGTCTACTCGTTCAAGTCGCAAACCAAGCGCTCGTTCGACCGCGATGCACTTGCCGCGTTGTATCCAGACGTCCACAAAGACGAACGCCTCTGGAACAGCACTACCACCCGAAGCCTACGAACCTCACAGAGGAAGGAAACCAAGAATGACAACTAGGCCGAACAGCGCCCTCGCCGTCGCAACTAACCAAGAGTTCTGGAACGCCCAGCAACTCGCCGCCCTCAGCCAGATCGGTGTGCAGGACGCACCGAACGCTGACCTCGCCGTATTCCTCAACTTCGCCCAGAAAACAGGCCTCGACCCGTTCGCTCGCCAGATCTACATGATTGGGCGCAATTCGAAGGACGGCAAGCGTTGGACTATCCAAGCCAGCATCGACGGCCTTCGCATCGTGGCTGAACGCTCTGGCGACTACGCCGGTCAGGTCGGTCCAGAGTATTGCGGCGAGGACGGTCAGTGGCGCGACACATGGACGAGCAAGGAAGCGCCAGTCGCAGCTCGGGTTGGTGTCCTTCGCCACGGCTTCAAAGAGCCTCTGTATGCCGTCGCCTACTACGACGAATACGTCCAAAAGTTCAACAACAAGCCGAGCCAGATGTGGGAAGAGAAGCCTCGCCTGATGCTCGCCAAGTGTGCCGAAGCCCTCGCTCTGCGTAAGGCGTTCCCGAACGACCTGTCAGGCCTCTACACCGCCGAAGAGGTCGCCAAGCGTGATGAGGCTCACACCGAGCACATCGTCGAAGCCGAAGTCGTCGAGGATGAGCCAACCGCCTCAAAGGCGCAGATCAGCTTCATCATCCGCCTGCTCACCAAAGCCGGCCACGAAACCATCGAGGCCCAGCGCAAGTTCGTCAGCGACACCATCGGCCACCCATACGAAGGCGACGACCTGAGCGCACTAACCAAGCATGATGCCTACAACCTCATTGAGACGCTCAAGCCTCTGGTCGACCAGGCAGATGCGGCGGACGCATGAAGCCGCAGCTAACCCCCGGTTCGTGGGTGAAGTTGGTTAACGGGCAAACCGTCATCAACGGATACGTCCGATCCGTGACAGAGACTTACGCGACCATCCACGGCCTGCCACCCATCAAGCTCAAGGACTGGGCAATCATCATCGAGAAGAAGCCACAATGACCCCCTGCAGAATGCATCACGGAGACCTCGACCTCGACACCATGCTTCCGATCAACAAGAAGGGGCAATTCATTCACTTCGGCTACCGCCTATGCGGCAAGCAAGAGTGCGTGAATCCCGAGCATGTCACTACGAGCATCCGCGAGGTAAGAGCGAAGGGACTGCGCCCGAGACCGCTGTTCCACAAACGCCACGACATCACGTTCGAGCAGTTGTGCAAATACGCCAGGAACATCGAGCCAGGCGCACCGAAGCCGGAAACCTGCTCCGTGCCAGGCTGCAACAACAAACACAGGGCGATGATGCTCTGCAACGGGCACCATCTCAAGTTCACGCGCTGGCGCAAAGAACGAGGAATCAAGGTCAAGCGCCTCAGCCTAGACATCACGCCCGTTCTCGAAGCGATCCAACCGCCTATCGGTTCGAACAACCTGAAGCCAAGAGACAGGTTCTGCCACGTCAGAGGCTGCATCGACGAATACCACGGTCGTGGGCTATGCAAGAAGCACCTCAGCCGCTACGAAAAGCACATAAAGAAGATCCGCACCGCCACTCAAACGAAAGCCACCCATGCCTAGCTACCAATTCAAATGCTTCGACTGCTCCATCACCGCTGTGATCACCCAACCCATCAATGCCTCGATACCGAATCCCATGTGCGCTCAGTGCAAGAAACCGATGCAGCGCATCTACACCGCGCCACCCGTCCAGTTCCGAGGCACAGGTTGGGGGAAGAACCGATGACCATCTTCGACACTGGCGCTGAGGAACGCGCATACGAAATGGGCTTCGCTCATGGCGAAGAGTCAGGCATCTTCATCGGCGAGACCAGAGCCGAAGAGCGAATCATCAAAGTCATTGAACAGCGCCGCGACTACGACTGCACCTGTAAATGCGACTGTCACGCACACGAAGCTCCCTGCATAACCTGCACCGCCGACAACGGCCTAATCGCTCTGATCAAGAAGGCGCTCGACACGCCACCAACGACAATAGCACCCACTCATAAGACACACCCGACAGAATGAAAGTGGTTGCCCTGAGATTAGCAACAGCAACCACAGCGGTGTTTACACCGTATCGACAGATTCGATTCGCACAGGCGGTCTTGGGGTAACCACCTAAACGAAACGAAAGGCGCTTCTCTCATGGGTCTACTCGACGGCCTCACTCCAACCACTCGCCCTCAGTTATGCAAGGTTCGCGACGTCGCTGAATCACTTGACGCATCAGACAGCAAGATCTTCCTTGACGCAGTCATGAACGAGAAGTGGACGGTTCACGCCCTCACAGGTGAGCTCAACAAGCGCGGCGTCTTTATCAGCGGCTCACCGATCCATCGCCACCGAACAAAGGCTTGCTCTTGCTGGAAGGCCTAGAGCCAACACCTCGAGTCGAGGTTCCCAAAGACTGGCGACCGGCAGTCGAGTTTGATGGCACCGAAGGCGAAGCCACGACTCAAGGCTTCCTACCCGATGAGAAGCCAGACTTTGACAAATTCCTCATCGAGGCAGGCTTCGACCCAGCCGAGATCGAGATAGTCGGCGAACCGCGCACATCACGCTGGCAAGTAGCCCGCCCATTCCCACTCGACCCTCAATGGCTCACCGCCTACCGCTTCCGTTTCCGTAAGCGCACCAAGCCAGAGCTCGACCTGCCAACGCTCTACGCCCAAGCCAAGCGCACCAAACCGACCACCCGCAAAGAGACCCACACCGGCAAGGCGTTCGTGATCGTGGCGGCTGACTTCCAGGTCGGCAAGGTCGGCTCACGCGGCACAACCCAAGACCTCATAGCTCGAGTGTTCGAGTCTTACGCCAACATCGAAGCCCAACTCAAGCGAGGCAAATACGAGAAGGTCGTCATCATCGACGCCGGCGACATCATCGAGTCGGTCTCGAACACCGCCTCACTCCAACAGCTCGCGACCAACGACCTCTCGCCCATGCAGCAAACCGATCTAGCCGCCGCGCTGATGTGGGATCTCATCAAGCTCGCAAGCAAACACGCGCCGGTCACCTACACCTCAGTCGGCTCGAACCACTGCCAGTTCCGATACAACGGCCAGACCATCGGCAAGCCAGGTGTCGACGACTGGGGCATCGTCATCCTTCAGCAACTCAGACGCCTTGCCACCGAGGTCGGCATAGACGCCACCTTCCTCATCCCTCAGCCAAACGACGAGTCACTTGCCTTCGACGTGTTCGGTGACCAGTTCCACATCCTTGCCGTCGCTCATGGTCACCAAGCCAAGCGCCCGAACATGGTGCAGTCGTGGTTAGAGAAGCAAGCCTTCGGCCACGGACCCACCGCCAACTTCAGCATCTTCGTGTCAGGCCACTTCCACCACCTACGCGTCGAAGAGCTCGGCCAAGCCCACAACGGCGGCTCACGCTTCTGGATACAGGCCAGCACCTCAGACAACGGCTCGGATTGGTTCCGCCTCATGAGCGGATCAGACTCGAGCACCGGCATCACCTGCTTCGAGCTCCAACAAGGCAAGCACTTCACCGGCACCGTTCTCAAGCTCTAGCCCCATGAACCGCAAGCCCTTACGCCGTCGCAGTAAGAAGACCGCGAGCAAGTACCGCACCGCACGCATCCCACTGGTCAAGGCCATGCTCGAGACCAACCCAACCTGCGTGCGTTGCTACCGAGCCCAAGCCACCGAAGTCCACGAGCTAAAGAGCAGAGCAAGAGGCGGAAGCATCCTCGACCCAACCAACTGCGTCGCCCTGTGCCACGCCTGCCACCACCACATCACAACCCACCCAGCCCAAGCCCATGCCGAAGGCTGGCTCAAGCACTCATGGGAGTGACAGCACCCCGACCATAGACCCAACATCAGATCGCTTCATGGGATGGGAACACCCGTCCGACCTACCGACTGATGGAGCCCACACCTATTGCTGCGGCAGGTGTGGGCTCACTCATTCCACCGATGACACACGCCCGACACTAGGCACATGGCAATCAAATCGTTCTCACAGCTCGTCACCACGACTCGAGCAGCCCTCAACATCCAAGACACCGACAACACCGATGGCTGTCAGGTCTGGCTCTACGGCGAATACCACGGCTCATCCAACAAGGTCGCCATCGGTGGAGCCGACGTCACACTAGCCAACGGCATCCACATCTACGGTGGTGAGAAGTTCGGACCCATCAACCTCGGACACGGCGAGCAGATCCACGTCATCAGTGACAGCGCAACAGGCATCGACCTTCGTGTCCTACTCCGTGGCGCATAGTCCTCACACCCTTACGAACAACGAGCGCATACCACCTAGCAAGGCACAGAACGCCCCTAGACGGCAGAGCCAGCAAGAACCGAGCACATACCCCACCCCTGCCTAGAAATCCCGTCAGGACAGGCATGCACAGGCGAGAAGGGATAGGGGGTTCGAAGTTGACAGCGAAAACTGCTTACCCCGGCTGCCCCCAGAAGAAAAACGCGCCCGAAATTGGAGTTTCGAGTGACGGTAGGCAACTGTCGCGTGACAGTAGCGTCACAGTTGGAATGTGACCCACCACTCCTGCGTAGTCTGCGGCAACCCGATCGCGACAAGAGAACGCCCAGGCAACCCTCGGCGCTACTGCTCCGCTGCCTGCCGCACCGAGGCCTACAGAGAACGCCAAGCGCAATCGTTCTTCGAGCCGGTCGGCGAACAGCCCAATGTCTTGGCAATTGTCAAGACCGACCTGGCCGCCGTCGTCGAATCCGTCCTCGAGGACGAAGCCTCTGCGCCGGCTGAAGAGCAACTAGCGCGAGCGGTCATCGAAACCCAGACGCTGGCGACCGCCTACCGCCGGCTCGAACCAAAGCTCCCTCACGGCCTCTCATGGCGAGCCGCTGACATGGGTGAACGCATCAACAACGCCATCAACGACCTATTCCCAACCTTGAAGGACAACGAATGAACGCACCAACCCTCCAGCTCGAGACCGTCGCCATTGACTCGCTCACCCCGGACCCGAAGAACGCCCGCAAGCATGATCAGCGAAACCTAGACGCCATCTCCGCGAGCCTGCGCGAGTTCGGGCAGCGTAAACCAATCGTCGTCACCCACGCCGGTGTGGTCATCGCCGGCAACGGCACCGTCGAGGCCGCCAAGGCTCTCGGCTGGACAGAGATTGCGATTGCCCGCACTCCTGAAGACTGGAGCGACGAACGCGCCAAGGCTTACGCCCTAGCCGACAACCGCACCGCCGAGCTCGCGACATGGGACGAGACGATCCTCGAGGCCACCCTCGGGGAGCTGAACCAAGCCGGCTGGGATACCACGTCCCTCGGCTTCGAGGAGCTGCGCCCCGACGGTGAGCCCGACGTGGTCGAAGACGAAATTCCAGAGCCGCCAGTCGAGCCAACCACCAAGCCAGGCGACATCTGGATACTCGGCGACAACCGCCTGATGTGCGGCGATTCGACTAGCCCAGCGGACTTCCAAGTGCTCATGGACGGAAAGCTCGCCGACTGCATCTTCACCGATCCGCCCTACAACGTCGCCTACGTCGGTGGAACGAAGGACGCACTCACCATCAAGAACGACTCGATGAGCGAAGAGGAATTCGACGTCTTCATGCGCGAGGCCTACAACCGCATGTCCGAAAGCATCAAGGCAGGCGGTGCAATCTACGTCTGCCACGCCGACAGCGCCAGCAACACCTTCCGCCGCGCCTTCGCTGACGCCGGCTTCCTGCTCAAGCAATGCCTGATCTGGGTCAAAGACCGCTTCGTCCTCAGCCGCCAGGACTACAACTGGCAACACGAACCAATCCTCTACGGCTGGAAAGACGGCGCAGCGCACAACTGGTTTGGTCCGTTCAATCGCTCCACCGTCATCGACGACGAGACCGACCTAGCCGCGCTGAAGAAGGACCAGCTGGTTCAGATGCTCGCCGAGATCCGCGCCAACTCGACCATCATCCGCGAGGAACGCCCGCAGAGGAACGACGAGCACCCGACCATGAAGCCAATCAAGCTTGTGGCACGCATGGTGCAGAACTCCACCAAGCGCGGAGACCTCGTCCTCGATCCGTTCGGCGGCTCAGGCTCAACGCTCATTGCCAGCGCTCAACTTGACCGCCGCTGCTACACGATGGAGCTCGACCCGGTCTACTGCGACGTCATCGTCAAGCGGTGGGAGCGCCTAACCGGTCGCGAAGCCGTTCGAGTAGGCAACGATGGCTAAAGGAAGACCCGCCGACCCTACCCGCGCCAATCGGGGCACCGGTCATAGACCAAAGCCAGGCGAAGCAAAGCCTGCCGTCGAGATAGCACCGATCGCCAGCAACAAGAGCTCGTTGATTGAACCGCCCGCTGACCTCGCGCCTGAAGCTCAAGACATGTTCCGGCGTGTAGTTGCCGAGCTCGGTCCACGCGGTCTGCGCGAAGCTGACGTCGAAGCCGTCGCCATGATGTGCCACAGCGCCTACGTCCACTTCGAAGCCCGCCGCAAGATCACCGAGACCGGCGTCCTTGTCAAAGGTCCACGCGGTCCAATGGTCAACCCGATGATCAAGGTCGCCCGCGACGAAGCGAACATCTACCTGCGCCTCGCCAACGAATTCGGCCTGACCCTCGCCGCCCGCCTGCGCCTCGGCCTGATGCAACTCGCCGGCGAATCGGTGCTCGCCAGCCTCAACAAAGACCTCGACGGTCCAAGCGTGAAGGTGAGCATCGAGACATGACCAAGCGCACCAAGCCATACATCGACGAGGCACGCGCCGAACGCGTCCAGCGGTTCTTTGGTGGCTACCTGAAGCACACTCGAGGTCGCTGGGCAGGTCAGCCGTTCCTGCTCGAGGACTGGCAATACAACGACATCATCCGACCGATCTTCGGCACGGTAGATCCGAAGACCGACAAGCGGTTCTACAAGGAAGCCCTTATCGGCTTGAGCCGCAAGAACGCGAAGTCCGAGAAGGCGTCAGGGATGAGCCTCTACGGCTTGCTCGCAGACGGCGAATTCGGCGCAGAGGTCTACACGCTCGCCGGCTCGCGCCAACAGGCGTCCATCGTGTTCAAGACTGCGGCGGACATGGTTCGCGCCTCGCCAATGCTGCGCGCCGCCTGCAAGGTCTATCGCTCGGTTATCGAGGTGCCCGAAACAGGTGCCATCTACCGCGCCCTCTCGGCGGACGCTGACCTGCAACACGGTCTGAACCCTCACATGGCCATCGTCGACGAGTATCACGTCCACAAGAACAGCGAGCAGTATGAGGCGATGCGCTCGGGCACCGCGGCGCGAGACCAGTCGTTGCTCATCACCATCTCGACAGCCGGCGCAGAGCGTCGTGGTCCGTTGTGGGAATTGCTCGAGCGCGGCCGATCAGGTGCCGACCCGCGCCTGTATACCTACTGGCGACAAGCGGCAGAGAACGCCGACCTCCGCGACCGCAAGGCATGGCGCGACGCCAACCCAGCCTCGTGGGTGTCTGACGACTTCCTCGAGCAACAGCTGGCCGCGCTACCAGAGGCCGTCTTCCGTCGCCTACACCTGAACCAATGGTGGGAAGGTGGCATGGGCGCTTGGGTGCCTCGTGAATCGTATGAGCTGTGCTTCGGCGACCCGTCAATCGATCCGAACCTGCCAGCCGTCATCGCCGTCGACGCCGCGAGCCGACACGACACCACCGCCGTCGCCATCGTCCAGCGCACCCCGGACGGCATGTATCACGGCAAGGTCTGGCACTTCGAAGCGGACAACGCGCTTGGATACTTCGACTACACCCAGGTGGAAGACCTGATCCGCGAGCTCTGCGGTTCGTTCTTCATCACTCGTGTGGCCTTCGACCCGTTCCAGATGGTCCGCACGCAGCAACTCTTGCTCGCTGACGGCATCCCAGCCGAGACGTTCCCCCAGAACGACGCCCGCATGGTGCCAGCCTCACAGCTTCTCTACGACATCATCATGGAAGGCAACCTGACGGTCGACCGCAACGACGACCTGCTTCACGAACAGATGATGGCCGCAGGTATCTACGAGACCGCCCGCGGTTGGCGACTCCACAAACGCAAGTCAACCCGCACCATCGACTCGGCGATCGCGCTGGCGATGGGCGTGCAATTGGCGACATGGGAAGCCGACAACGACGGCGGACCACGCATCTTCACAATCTGAAGTGACTAACACGGCAAGGTAGACACATGAAACGTTGGCTTAGACAACTCGAGCGCAAGAGCGTGAGCGTTCACACCACCGATGGGCAGAGCCTCAAAGGTGTGCTAGTTGGCGAATACCGCGACTGCCTTGTCCTAGTCCACGCCGAATACCTATCAGGCGACACAACGCAACCGCTCGACGGTGAAGCCGTCGTGCTGCGCGAACGTGTTTCTTGGATCCAAGTGCTTCATGGAGAGGGCTAAAGCATGACCTCAGTCATCCGCGGCGGTAGGCCGCAGTCGGTCGGCGCGAAATCGTGGCCGTTCCCGACCGGTAACTCATCGACCGTCGGACCAACCGCCGGCTACATGCCGTTGCTCGGTTCTGACGGTGGTTGGAGCACCTACGAAGGCATCTACAAGAGCCAGCCAATGGTGTTCGCCGCGGTCAACAAGATCGTGAACGGTGCCGCCCGCAACCCATTCAAGGTCTACGAATACGACGTCGACGGCGAATCCCGTCGCCGCGTTCGCTCACACCCACTTGCCCAGCTCTTGAAGCGCCCACACCCAGGCGGCTCGCAGTTCGGTCTGTTCGCCCAGATGTTCCGTTCGTGCGAGATCCACGGACAGGCGCTCTGGGTCAAATATCGCCCAGCCACCGGCGAAGTCCCGACCGAGCTCTGGCCAGTGCCTTGGAAGTTTGTTCAGGTGATCCGCGATGAGCGCGGCCCAATCGGCTACAACGTGGTTCTCGGCGCGAAGACTTACACCCTCGGCACCGAGCAGGTCGTTCACTTCGACCCACGCGACGGAATCAGCCCGCTCGAGCCTCTGCGCCGAACCCTCGCCCTAGAAGACGCCGCCGCAGGCTTCTCAGCCGAAGCGATGCGAAACGGCGTCAACGGCGGGCGTGTCGTGTTCTCGCACGACCAGAAAATCAACGACCAGGCGTTCGCTCGCCTGCGCGAAGACCTCACCAAGATCTACTCAGGCTCAGAGAACGCCGGCAAGCCAATCATCGGCGACGCAGGCCTGAAGGCAACGAGCCTCACCGTCAAGGCGACCGACATGGAGCTCGTCTCGCTTCGTCGCTTTAGCCGTGAAGAAGTCTGCGCCGTCTACGACATCAGCCCAGCCCTGCTCGGTCTGGAAAAGGCTTCGTTCGCCTCAGCGGTGGAATACCGCAAGGCGCTCTACGACGCTATCGCCGCCCGCATCACCTACGTCGAGCAGACGATCCAGGCACAACTCATCGACGTCGAGCCAGCGTGGGACGGCGTGTTCGTCGAAGCCGACATGGACGCGCTACTTCGCGAAGACAGCCTCGCTCGAGCTCAGGCTCACATGCTGAACCTTCAGGCCGGTGTCCGCACCCGCAACGAGGCTCGTCGCATTGAGAACCTGCCACCAATCGACGACCCACTCGCCGACACGGTCCTTGTGCCAATCAACATGGCACCGCTCGACGGCACCGGCACGCTTGGCTCAGACACAGCCGGCACGCCGCTTCAGGGCATCGCTGATCCAGCCACATTCCCGAACCAAGCCTCGGCGCTCGAGATGCTCGTGGACGCCGTCAAGTCGCAACCTGCGCCAGTCGTGAACGTCACCGTGCCCGAACCGGTCGCGACGCGCACCAAGCGCATCGAACGCGACGAGCAGGGCAACATCGCCAGAATCGTAGAGGAGTAACACATGGCAGGACTGAGCAACAGCGGCAAGAACGCGCTCCTAACTGGTTTCGCCGGCCAAGCGGCATTCGCATCGCTACACACCGCCGACCCAGGCACCACCGGCACTACTGAAGTCGCTGGCGGAACACCTGCCTACGCACGCAAGACCATCACTTGGGGAACCCCAGCGTCAGGATCGGTGACCACAGGCGGTGCGCTCGTGTTCGACGTGCCAGGTTCGACCACCATCACCCACCTCGGATACTGGACGGCAGCCACCGGTGGCACCTTCCTTGGTTCACGCGCACTCGACGCCTCACAGAGCTTCGCGACCCAAGGCACCTACACCGTGCAGACTGGCAACCTGACCGAAACCATCGCCTAGTAGGCGACTAGCGTGGCATCGCGCTTATACTCGCAACTCGCGAGCCTCTACCTGACCTACGCGGTCATCCCTGCCACGCTCACCTACACCCAGCTCGCTACCAGCCCGACTCTCACAGGCACCGTATCGGGTAGTTCAAGCACATCGGCCATTCTCACCGGTTCACCAAGCATCGTTGCGAGCGCCTTAACTAGCACCTCAACCGCGACCCACAGCCTCACAGGTCTAGCTGCACTCTTCGGCACCAGCGGTGGCAACTCGTCCATCCTCGGCACCGTCATCGGTCGCGAGGAAGACCTTGGCGTCATCGGTGGCACTAGCGCCACGGACGGCACCGCTAACGGATCACCCGCGTTCGCTGGACAGATCACCGGCACCGCTACCAGCAACGGCACAGTCGTAAGCACCGAGCCACCAGTCGTCGGCACAGGCGTCGGCAGACCACCACGCCCGATGCACACACCGTTGCCGAACCTGCACCTACCACGCTTCGGCTGGGCTTACGGCATCTCGTTCGAAGACGGCATCGTCAACGGCGCACGCGGACAGACCGGCACCGCCCTCGGCGCACAGACAACCACCCACACCATCAGCGGACTCGCCTCATTCACGGCACCGATGATTCAGAGCTCCGTGACCCTGAACGCCAACCCAATCAGCGGCGACATCACGGTGCGTGAACACGCAGAACAAGAACTACTGGCCGCCCTCGGCTACCTATAACCCCGATTCGGTGACAAGGACTCCAACCTATGACTATGAAGCATGAAACAAAGACACTCCGCGCCCAGTTCAAGGCCGTGGATGGAATCGACGGCACATTCGAAGCCATCGTCTCAGCGTTCGGCAACATCGACCTCGGTGGCGACCGAACCATGCCAGGTGCGTTCGCGAAGTCGCTCGCCGACTGGAAAACCAGTGGCAACCCAATCCCTGTGATCTGGTCGCACGAATGGGACGACCCGAAGTCGCACATCGGCATCGTGCTCGAGGCTGAAGAGACAACGGAGGGTCTTTACGTCAAGGCACAGCTCGACGTCGACAACAACGACCGCGCCGCCTACGTCGCCCGCCTGCTCAAAGAGCGCCGCGTCGTCGAATTCTCGTTCGGCTACTACGCCACCAAGTTCTCTTACGTCACCGACCCAGACGGCCAGACCGTCCGTGAGCTCTACGAGGTGGACTTGTTCGAAGTCGGTCCAACCCTGATCGGCATGAACCCACAGACCCGCCTCATCCAGGCTGCCTCTGCCCTGACCGGGAGGAAGAGCGATGACCTGATCACCGCCGTCCGTGACGCCCAGACCGCCCTCGCCGGCGTGCTGGCTGTCGTCGATGGCAAGGCCGAAGACGCTGACCCAGCGCCGACCGGCGACCAAGAACTTCCGACCAGCACCGAAGACGACACCCTCGCCGACGACGCCGGAACCGAAGCATCCGAAGAGAAGACCTCTGCGGGTGACACAGATAGCACCATCAACACAGAGCGCCTCGCTGAGTTGCTCATTTCAATCAGATAAAGGAGAACCACATGGCCGATGCAAAGGCACAGGTTCGCGAGATGGCTAACCAGATCGCTGCGAAGGAAGCACTAGCAGCGCAGGCCAAGAGCGAGCTGAAGAACATCATCGAGTCTGCAAAGACCGAGGGTGTTGACATCACCGCTGGCGAGGCATTCGAGAAGATCGATGCTGCCGGTAAGACCTACGACACCATCCGTGACGAGGCTGAATCTTTGAAGGCACGCCGTGCGCGTCTTCTTGAGGTTCTAGCTGAGGACGCTGGCAACCAGGGCTCAAAGAGTGAAGAGCGCATCGCTCGCACCTACGGCGAAGCATTCGTAAAGTCAGCTGAATTCGCAGCGGCTCGCGAGCGCATCCAGGCAAGCGACAACCTTCCTCTCGGAACCACAAGCTCTGTAAAGCTTGCTGACCGCGCAGAGATGAAGACCCTTCTTTCAGTCGGTGGCGGAGCAATCTCGCCTGTGGCTGACCGTCAGGGCTTCATCGTTGCAAAGCCTCTTCCATCTCTGAGCTTCCTAGACGTGATCGCTTCAGCGACCACCGACTCAGACGTTGTCGAATACCTTGAAGAGACCACCTACACCAACGCTGCCGTCGAGACCGACCAGGTCACCGCTGCGGCTGAGTCTGCAATCGCGTTCACCAAGCGCGAAGCAAACGTGAAGGAAATCGCTCACTTCATCCCTGTGACCCGCCGTGCGCTTGCTGACGCTGCATACGTCGAGTCTTGGGTCAACAACCGTCTGATCGATGGCGTTCGTCGTCGCCTTCAGACCCAGTTGCTTTCAGGTGACGGTGCTGGCGAGAACCTTCGTGGTATCTACAACACCTCTGGCATCGGAAGCATCGACCGTTCAGTGACCGCTCTTGGTCTACTTGACTCGCTGCACCGCGCCATCACCACCGTCCGCACCAACGGTGAGGTCGAGCCAGACTTTATCGGTATCCACCCAGACGACTGGGACGCAATCGTAGTGTCAAAGGCTTCGACCGCTGGCACCTACATCTACGGCAACCCAGCCGCGAACCAGCCAACCACCCTGTGGGGCATCCCTGCAATCGTCCACGCATCGTTCACCTCGGGCAGCCCACTTGTTGGCCGCGGAAGCGAAGCAACCTTGTGGATCCGCGAGGGCGTCTCACTGGCTGCGTCAGACTCACACAGCGACTACTTCGTGAAGCGCCAGGTGGCGTTGCTTGCGACCATGCGTGCCGCATTCGCAGTAACTCAACCGAAGGCTTTTGCGGTTTCTGTCGCGTAGCCCGCACTAACCAAGCCGGACAGGGCAGGGACTTCGGTTCCTGCCCTTTCTGCTTGCTGGGGTGACATCAACGGCACTCTGAACCTGTCCACCTTTTGAAAGGCCACTGACATGAGCGACCACATCATCGCGAAAGAACGCGTTTACGACACCCGACAGGCATCGTCTGTCGTGCTATTCCACCCAGGCGACAAGATCCCAATCGAGGTCGCGAAGAAGCTCGGCCTCGTCGACACCAAGCCAGCCGCCAAGAAGGTCGCTGAGACTGAGGTCGAAGACAAGGCCGTTGCAACCGGCGACGTCGAGAACAAGGCCGTCAAGCCTGCGACCAAGCGGAAGTAAGCCCCATGCGCGTCGCAAAGAGCACCGCTGCGTCGCTGACCATCGATGTCCGCAACGAAGACGGTGACCTCTCAACCCCAACCGGCAGCGTCGCTGTCGTCGTCAAGGATTCAGCTGGCTCGACCGTGCAGAGCGGCAACGCCGTCGTCTCTGCCACCGCAGGGTGCTACACATTCGCTCTAGGCTCGGCGGTCACTGGCACGCTCGGCGAATACACCGCCACCGCATCTTGGACGCTCTCAGGCGTCGCACAGTCTCGCACCGAGGCCATCAACGTCGTCAATGAGCACCTGTTCGAGATTCACGAGCTTCGCGCCTACGATCCGTCGTTCTCGGATGCGACCCGCTACACCGCCGACGACATCCGCAAAGCACGCGACACCGCCTCGCAGCGTCTCGAGCGTGCCGCAGGTGTTGCATTCAGCGCCCAGCGCAAGAGCGTGACCCTCTCAGGCGACGGAACCACTCGCCTACTCGTTCCAGACGTCATGGTGACCTCGGTCGTCAGCGTGACCGTCGATGGCACCGCCGTTGATGCAAGCACCGTCAAGAGCGAGGCGCACGGTGCCCTGATCCGTTCAGGTGGCGACATTTGGCCGGCGACCGCGCCGAACAACATCGTCGTGGTCTACGAACACGGCTATGCCAGCGTCCTCGGTGACGTCCGTAAGGGCGCGATGGCAGTCGCTCGCGAACACCTCGTGCCTTCGGCTACGCCGGCTCGTGCGACCTCGCAGTCGACCGACCTTGGCGAGTTCCGTATCAGCGTGGCAAACCTCGAGCTCGGACGCCCAACAGGTATCCCAGAGGTCGACACCGTCATCGCCCTCTACGGTCAGAAACGTCCGGCGGTGGGTTAGCAGATGTTGTCAGCCTCTTGGGACGCCCAGCAAGCCTTGTGGCAGCTAATCCACGACGACTCGACCCTTGCCACTCAAAAGGTGCCAGTGACCATCGGCTCACCGACCACCTTGGAGCGCGAGCACGTCTGGATTCCAGCGACCATCGAGGACTGGACTGCCCGCCTCGCAACGACAGGCATCCGCAACAAAGACGAGACGTTCACCCTGCCCGTCCACATCTTCGTCGACATGACCACGAACACGTACCCAGACGTCCGAAACCGCATCAAGGCGCTCGGGCAACTGGTGGAAGAGGTCATCTCGGCCAACCACACCCTGAACAACACCGTCATGCTCGCCACCATCACTGGCGCACGACTGGAAGACACCTACAACGACGCTGACCGCAGACGCGCCTTGTTGCTCACGCTCTTGGTTCGCTGCACCGCCTGGATCGGAGAGTGACACACCCATGACCATGAACCTTGTGAAGACTTACAACATCGCTAACGACGTCGCCGGTGAGCTCATCATCGACGGCGCAATCGTCGCCTACTCGTTCAAGGCTGGCACCGTGACTGCGGAAACCCCGCAAGACGAAGCCATCCTCGAGCACCTCGCCAGCATCGGTTTGGCGACCCTAGCCGTGCCTGCTCAACCGAGCGAGCCAACCACATCAAAGAAGGCAGCGGCAAAGCCAGCCAGCGAGCCGACCGACAAGGAGTAACCATGATTCAGAGCGCACTAGCACAGGTCGGCTTCGGCAAGCAGACCGCTAAAGGCACCCCGGCATCGAACCCAGGCTATGCCTTCGGTTTGACCGATGGAGCCATCGTCACCGTCGACATCTCACAAGACCTCGAAGAGCGCACCTCTGGTTCGCGCCTATCGACCGCCGTCAACCGCACCGGCGTGGTGCCAGGTATCGACTGGTCATGCCGCGCACACACCAAGAGCGTCGCTGGCTTGCTCTACGCAGCCCTCGGTTCAATCGCTTCGACTGGTGCCGGCCCATACACCCACACCATCACCACCGCTGACGACCTTCCATACTTCACCTTCTTCGGTAAGCAAGGAAGCACCATCTACGCAGTGAACGACGGCAAGATCGACGAACTGACCATCTCGTTCTCAGAAGCGAACCCTGTTGAGGTAAGCGCGAGCGGTCTGGGCACCACCCTGAACCCTGCCGCGACCTTCGTGCCTGTCACCGACGACACCGTTGCGAGCTACCTGAACGCCGCATCTGGCACCTTCAAGCTAGACATCGACTCGGCCACCCCAGTGACCGCTCGCATCGCATCTGGCGAGGTCTCAATCACCAACTCACTCGAGGCCATCATGGTCTCTGGTGCCATCACCCCGAACGACGTGTTCCCAGGTCGCCAGGACATCGAGGTATCGCTGGAAATCGTTCCAGACAACTTCGACGAGTGGCGCACCATCCTGACCGGCTCGAGCTCGGGCACCGACGCTTCGGTGTCGCCGATCTTCGGTTCGTTCGAGTTCACCTTCACCGAGGGTGCGAACAGCGTGAAGCTTGCCGCCACCAAGGTCGCCTTCACCGCCGACTTCCCATCGGCTGACGCAGCTGGTGGCGCGATGCGTCTATCGCTCGAGGGTCTAGTCGTGAAGCCAGAAGGCGGACAGGCATTGACCGCCACCGTCGTCAACGGCGTAGCGAGCTACTAAACAGAAGTCCGAGCGGTCGTCATTAGGGAAGGTGGCGACCGCTCGGACCAAACTTCCCACCTTCCCAACCGAAAGGCAGGCCAGAGATGGCAAGCACAAAAGTAAACATCAAGATCACCCTCGCAGACGGCACGACTCACGAGCTCATCGCTCGAGACCGTGAAGTCATCGCTCTCGAAGAACGCTTCAACATCGACACCAGCGAATTCCGCAACAGAATGCGAACCGTCTGGTTGGCGTTCCTCGCATGGCAGGCGCTTCGCAACCACAACCTGATCAGCCTCGACTTCGACGCGTTCAAGGTGACGGACTTCCAGTTGGAAGTGGACTTCGGAAGTGAACCCGCCCCGGGAAACGTATAACGGCGACCGCTCGGCGCATAGCAGCCGTGGCAGTCGCCACCCACATCGGTCCTGACGAACTACTTCGCCACCCAGCGGTCTTTGACGCCATCGTCGAGATCCTCGAAAAGCAAGGTGAGGATGACAAGCGTCAGAAGATGAAGCAACGACTAAGGAAGGCGACAGGACGTGGCTAACAGCGATGTGAATCTGAAGGTCACTGTCACCGGCCTCGAGCAGCTCAAGAAGGAGCTGACGTCGGTCGCGCCCGACCTGAAGAACGAGTTGCTGAAAGGCTTCCGAACCAAAGCCAACGAGGTCGCAGGGCTCGCGAAAGGCCGTATCCCGGCGTTCAGTCCGATGTCTGGTTGGCGCACCAAGCCACCCGTCAGAGGCCGCACACGAGGCGGTGCCGGCTGGCCAGCGTGGGATCCGTCTCGAGCACAGGCAGGCATCATCGTTCGCGCTGGTGTTCGCGATACTTCTGGCCGTGGCTACTCGTTCGGCTACCGCGTCGTCAACGCTTCGGCCTCTGGTGTCATCTTCGAGCTCGCAGGCCGTCGCGCAAGTGGCAAGCAAGGCCTCTCGAACAACCCGAACGCGGGTAAGCAATTCATCGAGAACCTCAACGCAGGTCACGGTCGCGCCGGTCGCGCCATCTGGCAGGCCTACGACGCACTTGCCGCATCCATTCAGGCGGACACATTCTCTACTCTTGAATCAGTAACCGCCGAATACGAACGGCGCTTGAATGGAATTGTGAGGTAAGCCAGTGCCAGCCGCCGTCGTCCGCATCGAAGGCCAATTCGATGACACGCAGTTCAAGAAACTGCAAACCACCCTTGGCCGTCTCGGCGTAGAGATTGCTGGCGTCGAGAAGACTGCCGGCGCTTCATTCGCCGCAATCGGTGCTCAACTCTCGAAGACTGGCGCGAACATCGCCTCGTTCGGTAAGAACTGGTCGACCCACATCACCGCACCGCTGGCACTGATCGGTGGCCTGTCGGTCAAGACCGCTGCCGACTTCGAAACCACCATGAACAGCCTTCAGGTGAACGCTGCTGCTACGGGCAAAGAGATGGACTCGTTGTCGAGCCTTGCCCTCAAGATGGGTGCTGACACAGTCTTCAGCGCCGGCGAAGCCGCTGACGCGATGCTCGAGCTCTCAAAGGGTGGCCTAGAGCCAGCCTCGATCAGCGGTGGCGCACTCCAAGCCTCGCTGAACCTCGCCGCGACCGAAGGCATGGGACTCGCTGACGCTTCGACGATCATCGTGCAGTCGATGAACACCTTCGGCATCAGCGCCAAGGACACCACCAAGGTTGTCGACCTACTCGCCGCAGGTGCCGTCGCCTCGACCGCGAGCGTCGAAGACCTGGCTGCCGGTATGAAATACGTCGGCGCGACCGCAGCCAACCTCAACGTGCCGATGTCGTCCGTCGTGACCGCGCTCGCCGCGATGAACAACGCTGGTATCGACTCAACCACCGCTGGAACATCCCTGAACCGTATGTTGCTCGGCCTGATCCCGACCACCCGCAAGGCCACTGAGGAAGCCGCGGCGCTCGGCCTCGAGTTCCTCAACCAAGACGGCTCCATCAAGTCGATGGACAAGGTCGTCAAGGAGCTCGTCGATACCTACGGCAGCATGGGCGACGCAGCTCGCACCGCCTCGCTCAAGACCGTCTTCGGTGTCGAAGGTATGCGTGCCGCCAACATCCTCATCGCTGAAGGCGTCGACGGCTATGCAAAGCTGGAAAAAGCCGTCAACAAGCAAGGTGTCGCCCAAGACATGGCCAACGCCCGTATGAGCGGCACAGCCGGTGCGCTTGAGGCTATGCGCGGCTCGCTCGATACCGCAGCCATCAAGATCGGTGATGCACTTGCACCGACCGTCCGCAGCCTTGCAGGCTTCCTCACCGACCTGACTAACAAGTTCACCGCACTTGACCCACGTATGCAGACCGCCATCGTCACCATCGGTGGTGTCGTCGCCGCGGTCGGCCCAGCCATCTTCGTGATGGGCAAGCTCGTGTCGGGTGTTGGTTCCGTCTTCACTCTGATGTCGAAGGCACCAGCCGTTTTCTCAGCGGTTGCGACCGGTGCAAAGTCGCTGTGGGGTGTGCTGGCTGCGAACCCGATGCTCGCTATCGCTGCAGCTGTTGCCGTGGTCGCCGTGCTCATCATCTCGAACTGGGACAAGATCAGCGCATTCCTGATCGACACCTGGAGGAACATTCAGAACGTGGCTGCCGCCGTATGGAACGGCATCAAGAACTTCTTCCAAGGCATCGGCAACTGGTTCAACCAAAACTTCACCGCGTTTTTCACCAGAGCTCGAGACGGCATCGTGGGTTCGTGGAACGCCATCCGTAACGTGGCTGGCAACGTGTGGAACGGCATCAAGGATGTGGTGCTGGGCGTGGCGAGAGCCATCTGGAACGGCATCGAGACTTACGTCGGCATGTACGTGAACGCCTTCACCACTGCGTTCAACGCCATCCGATCCGTGGTCACCACCGTGATGAACGGCGTCGTCGGAGCCATCAAAGGCGCGGTCAACTCCATCATCGGTGGCATCAACTGGCTAATTCGAGGCCTAAACCGAGTCAGTTTCAACTTCCCAAGCTGGGTGCCAGTCGTCGGCGGTAAGAGCTTCGGCATCAACATCCCTGAAGTTCCGATGCTCGCCAAGGGTGGCATCGTGACCGAACCGACCCTCGCGGTTATCGGTGAGGCTGGCCCTGAAGCCGTCATCCCGTTGAACTCGTCACGAGCCAACGGTTACGGCACCGGTGGCATCACCATCGCACCAGGCGCAGTTCAGATCACCATTCAAGGTGGAGCCGACTCAGGCACCGTCTCGACGATCCAACGCGTGGTCGATGAAGCCCTAATGAAACTAGCCCGTGAAGTGAGATACGCATGACCACCGTAATCATCCGCCCCAACTCGGTAACGTCAGGAAGTGCGAACTTCACCGCGACCGGCGCAGCAAACCTGCACGTCGCAACCAGCGACAACTCAGACAGCAGCTACATCCGCAAGACCGGTTCTGGTACCGCTTCGGTCATCATCGGCTTCGGCACGAGTGCTATCGCCAACAACGAAATCGTTCGCCGTGTCCGTCTGCGTGCCCGCGTACAAACACCGACCAGCGACGGCAAACTAAACCTCGCACTCGGCACCCACTCGATTAGCCGTGTTCTTGCACGTGGCGGCAACAACACTAAACAGAACTGGTTCACCGCGGCGCTCGCCGTCCGTGGCCAGAACGCCACCGGTGAAGTTGTCGGCCCTTGGTATTCGACCGCCCCGAACGGATCCACCTGGACACAGGCACTCATCGACGAAGCACGTATCCAAGTCACCGAATACCGTGACAGCACCGACCGTGCCTACGTGTACGAGCTCTACATCGACGTCGACAAGACCACCCAGCCGACGGTCAGCGTCAGTGACCCATCAGGCACCGTCACCACCACGGCCGCGCCAGACATCACGTGGACGTTCACCGACACCGACCTCGAGGCGCAGAGCTACTACGAAATCAAGATCTTCGATGAAGCCGCCTACACTGCGGCCGGCTTCGACCCAGGCTCGGCCACCCCAGTGTGGACAAGCAGCCAGGTCGCATCGACCTCGAACACCGCTACCGTCGGCACTTACCTCGGCAACGGCAGCTACCGCTGCTACGTCCGCGCCGCCAAGAGCATCAACGGCAGTCCGTTCTGGTCAGCGTGGGCCTATTCGGCGTTTACCATCAGCCTGACCCCACCGACCACACCGACCGTGACCGTCGCGTGGGATGCCGCCACCAACAAGACCACCGTGACCGCTGTCGGTGCCGCTGCTGTCGGTTATGACTCACAGACTTTCCAGGTGCAACGCTCCGACGACGCAGGCCTCACATGGACCGATGTCCGCAGCGGATCTGCGCTCATCCCGAACACCAGCCACACCGCAACCATCAACGACTATGAGATGACCCGCGGCGGCAGTGTTTCGTGGCGTGCACGTTCCATCGCCGTACTCGGCTCCGACACCGTCGCCTCGACGTGGAGTGCCAGCGCAACCGCCACCATCAGCAACGACGGCAAATGGTGGTTCAAGGTCATCAGCAACCCAACCCTGAACATGGCCGGCGTCCGTGTCTTGGATGGTGTCGACGAAGACCAGCAAGAAGACGTCGGCATCTTCCGCCCAATCGGACGCGAAACACCCGTCGTCATCGCTGGCGACCTATACCGCCAAGACGGCACCTACCAAGTCGTGACCCACGGCGACACCGAACACGACGCACTGGTCGCTATCACCCAACACCAGGGCACCATCTTGGTGCAGGATCCGTTCAACACACAGAAGTACGTGCGCATCGTCAGCCGCGGCAAGAACACCACCGGAGCGGCTACCGCAGCACGCCGAGCCTACGAGCTGGGCTACGTCGAAGTGGAGGCGTAGCCCATGCAGAGCGTCAGCGCAGACTTCAAAACCGCAGTCCGTGACAGCCACACCGCCATCACTGCTGCCGAAATCCGACGCGGCGACAACCTGCTACTCGAGCTCGAACCACTCGACGGCAGCATCGAAGACGACAGCCGCCGCTCAGTCCGACGCACTTGCAGCGTCACACTGTTCTCGGACTTCCCACGCATCGGCACCACACCCGTCTACGCCACCTACTTCGACCTGGCGACCAGCCACGCGAACTACACGGCGCTCGCCGCACCAGGCAGCAGCTATGGATCGCTGCTCACCGTTGTCGCCGAAACCGAAACCATCCTCGACAACGGCATCGTGCCCGATGACGCGTTCGACGCACTCACCCCGTTCGGTAACGAGCTGCACCTGTTTCGAGGTATCCGCGTCACAAGCCAACAGCTGCGCAGCTACGCCACGCTCAGCGGCGACTACGACAACTACTCGGCGCTCGCCGGCGTCGCCACCTACGGCACCCTGACGCTCGCCACCGTCGAAGTCGTACAAGACGAGCTCGTACCGTTGGGTGTCTTCGTGATCACCAACGTGGACATGCAGCAAGCTCAAGGCGGCGTGAACATCAGTGTGACCGGTCAAGACCGTTCGCTGAAGGTCAGTCGCAACCGTTGGACCGAACCGTACGTGGTCGCCAAAGGCACCAACGTCGTGACCGCTATCACGAAGTTGCTGCAAGACCGCTGGGACGACATCCCAATCTCGTTTGCGTCAAGCACCGACACCGTCAACCGTATGGTGTTCGGCCTCGAGACCGAGAACGACCCTTGGGCAGACGCTCAGAAGCTCGCCAACAGCTGCGGCCTCGACCTGTACTTCGACGGATCTGGTACGGCACGCCTCGAACCTACCCGCGTCTACGACGACACCACCGCTGACGACACCTACACCGAAGACGCTGACGCCGTCGTGCTCGACATCACGCGCAACCTCAGCGTCGAACAGACCTACAACGGTGTGATTGTGACCGGCGAATCGACCTCTGAAGACGTCATCTACCGCGGTGAAGTGTGGGACGAAGACCCAGCCAGCCCGACCTACCGTTACGGCCCATTCGGTCAGGTGCCGAAGTTCTTGAGCCTGCCCGCCATTTCGAGCGAAGCCATCGCCCTCAAGACCGCATCTGCGGCGCTTGCGAAAAGCAAGGGCGCACAAGAGGCCATCGAGTGGACGCAGCTCACCGACCCATCCATCGAGGCTGGCGACGTCATCGCACTCAAGAACACAGGCACCAAGGTCGACCGTTTGCTCGTCATCGACCGCCTACAAATCCCACTGCGTGCATCCGAGGCCATGAAGGCCACTGCACGCACCATCCGCACACTCGGCGCAGAAGAGGCCTAACACATGGATCCGCTACTCATCGCACGAACCTTCAAGAAGCCTGGTCAAGAACTCCAACACCGCGCCGGCACCGTCGTCTCAGTTCAGAACAATCGCACCATCACCATCACCGTTGCTGGTAGCACCCAGCAGATCGCAGGTATCCGCTACCTTGGAGACTTCGCGCCTCAACCTGGCAAAGTCGTTCGGCTACTCGCCGACGGCGCGGACCTATTCGCTATAGGCCACATGGCGTTCGACGGTGGCACGCTTGCACCGCGTGCCTCACGATCCACCAACCAAAACATCGCTGACAACACCGAAGAAGCCATCACGTTCGACGGTGTCAACAGCGACCCTTGGGGTTGCTGGTCGTCAGGACAAGCCACCCGCCTCACCGCACCACTCACCGGGCGCTACGTGGCAACCGCAAGCGTCCAATGGGCAGGCAACGCAACTGGCTATCGCCGCATCCTGGTTGAGAAGACTGGCACATCCACAGTCGGACGCCTCGACCAAGCATCAGCAAGCGCCGCGAACCCAACGTGGCAGACACTCACCACCGCACCATTCGACATGACTGCAGGCACCGACTACATCCGCCTCATCGTCCGCCAAAACTCAGGCGGTGTGCTTGCCGCCACGAACTCATCGACCTACGCACCCGCCCTGTCATTCATCTACCTCGGCCCATAAGTGACCGACACA